AAAAGCTTACCCGCCCACTATGCCAGAAGTTTATAGGCGTAAAAGTGGGCTGGAATCTTACTATCCCCAGAGATATGGCTGACGCTATAGCTTATTATACTGCTGTGTATTATGATGAAAACTTCAATAAGGCTGAAGAATTTCTAAAGAAATATGTTCAAAAGTATGTCGGCAAGACTAAGGTTAAGGAGTTTTGCACAGAAATCATCGAAACTCCACTGCCTGAAGACACCATTAAGGACGCTGTGGATATGTTTTTAAATGTATGAAGTCCTTTATGACGGTAAGAATTCTAAGGAAATCATCAGTCTCATTAACAAATGTTAATAAATGGTCATATTGACAGAAACCATGTTGTCAAAAAAGAAGTACCGACTAATATATCTCTTTAATCTTTATTGAATCTTATATTATATTTATATATTAGTCGGTGCTTTTATTTTGACAACATGATATTTTACTTTTTTGCCTTAAATTTACTTTATACCATAATCGCTTTAGTATCGCCCACTTTTAATTCATATCATTCAATTCTTGAATTTTTACCATAATCTACCTATTGTATACCTTTTTGGCTACCGCCTTCTGTTAGGAACAGTGTGTATATACCTATCCTAATGTGAAGGTGGTGTTTTTTCGTGGAGCCAATGTACGCAACAAGAAATAAGATTGTAAGATATAAACTTGAAGAAGACACTATTCTTTTAAAGAAAAGCGGGTTGACACATCAGCAGATAGCAGACGAGCTTAACCAGTCAGGTAAAATCCCTAACAATGATCTGGTTACAAGGGATGATGTTGACCGCTTCATGAAAAGAGTCCCCGCCGTTGAGAAAGCTCTTGTTAAAGAGAGCAAGGAACGGCTAATGGACGCTGTTAACACCAATTTTGATATCATTCATGAAATTGGTTCTCTTTTTACCCGTACCAAGAACCTGTTAGACGCTATGGAAGAAAAAGCGGCTGAGCAAGGAAGACTGGTAGGGGCAATGTCTTATAAGGCCATATCCTCTGAAATGAGAGAGCTTCTTAAGCACATGACTGAAATCCAGAGGGAAATCAATGACTACGACAATATAAGAAAATTCATGGAGATCGTTTTGCATGTCATTCAGGAAGAATGCCCCGACAAGATGCCAAAGATAGCCGAAAGGTTACGCATTGCAAAAGGAACTCAATGGTTTTCTACGCTTATACGCAAATAGGGGGTGCTTCTATGCAAGAACAGTGGTATTCAAACAAAGAACTTTTCGAAATGGTACAGAAACTCAGGGAAGAGTTGCAGCAGACCCGTATTGATTTAAGAAAGTATAATGACTTGCGTGGTGTTGTAGCCGAAGTCCAGATGAATCAGATAGAGCAGTCAGAGTTGTTCCGAAAACATCTTTTCGAGCCTGAAGGTCTAATCAGTTCACTGAAATGTGAATTTACAAATTTTGTTAGCGATTTCCGAAAAGACCTTATCGCTGTAAATAGACGAATAGAAGACTATGAGAGTCAGAGTAAAGGTAAAAAAGCCGTTGCTGAAGGGTTTATCCGTTGGGGCGGTTGGATAATCGGACTCCTAAGCTTCTTTATTACTATCTATAAGCTATTCGTGTAGGTGATACATTGGATCTTGTACATTTAATCGATGATTTTATAGGTTTGGTCGAAGAAAAAGTAGACAGTGGGGGTATTTGGCGTGAATACCCTGTAGACCTCCTTACGTTTTTTAAGTCGGACAAGTTCCTAAAGGAGAATCCCTATCCTGGAAAACAGACTGAACTCCTTGAAACCCTTAACAACATTATATGGTGGAAGCTGACTGGCAATAAGAAAATATGCCCTGATGAGCTAAGAAGTGTTCTTGAAGCAGTCGTTCTTTTCGGTAAAGGTTCAGGAAAGGACTTCCTTATATCGGGATTCATGGCATACATGGCTTACTTGCTGTGTTGCATGGCTGACCCGCATAAGTATTTTAGCTTTGGTAAGGACGAGCCTATTGATCTTATCAATATTGCTATTAACTCTAACCAAGCTAATGAGGTTTTCTTCAAGAAGCTCAAGGCCCGCCTCCGCCACTGCCCGTGGTTTAAGGAGGTCAAGCATCGTCAGCCCCAAGCTTATAATGAGTTCCAGGTAATGAGGAACAAGATCAGGTTCTATAAGAACATCACTTGCCATTCAGCTCACTCTGAAGCTGAGTCTTACGAAGGTTTCAACCCTCTTGTAGTAGTGTTTGACGAATATGGCGGGTATACTGCTGAGAGTGCGAAGTCTGGATACGACATAATGAAGACTTCCGCTTCCACTCGATATGGTGATAAGTACTTGATGGTGTTTATCTCTTACCCCCGTAGCCAAAACTGCCCTATGTACATGAAGTATCAAGAGGCTTTGAAGGATACAAGCGGTACAATGTGGGCTATAAGAGGGTCTACATGGGAAGTTAACCACAGTGTTACAAGGGAAACATTCAACAAGCAGTACGAGGATGACCCTGAAACCGCTGAAATGATGCTTGAATGTAAACCTCCGTCACATTCTGAAGCACTGTTTAAGTTCCCTGAGAGGATAGACGCTGTTACTGCATGGGGCAGGCATGCACAAAATATGGACTTTATTGCCGAGGAAATTATCACTACTCGTACCCTAAAAACAGGTGAACAGCGTCATTTTATCGGTTTGCAGTTACATAATTTGAACCTTGACCCCCAATTTACCTACTTTTTGGGCGGTGACTGTGGTGTTGAAGAAGACAGTTACGTTTTATGTTTAGGTCACGGAGAACCTATAGAAACGCAAGTAGTCGAGGACGGAGAGATAGTTACTAAATGGGTCAATAAGCCTATTGAGGACTTAATCCTGGAGTGGCGACCAAATAAGAAAGAGAGGCTGCCTGTCGATCTTCTTAATGTTTCTGAGATTATTACGCAGATATGTAGTCAGGTTTATGTAAAGAAAGCTCTGTTCGATAAGTTCAACTCTGCTGAGGTTGTTCAGAGGCTCATGAGTCTTGGTGTAGACGCTACAGATACTTCATTTACGAATCAATTTCAGTTGAAAATTTATCAGAATGCAAAGTCTCTTATATATGCAGGTAATGTAGAACTGCTTGACTATAAATCCAGATATGCAGACGTAGCTTCGCCCAATGAGGAGCTAAAAGCTATAAAGCTTATCAACGGTAACAAAATCGATCACGACTCCAAGCTCGGAGATAAAAAAGTCGGAAAGGACTTTTCGGACGCACGAATGGCTTTTATCTGGCTGTGCAGTAATGAGCCTCCTGAAAGTGTGTCCAATTTCGCCATGCCTGTCATTTTAGGTACAAAAAGGAGGTAGCAGTATGGGTTGGTTTGAACAAGCTCTTGAACTATATAAGCAAGGTTATGATAAGAAAGAAATATCTGAACTATTAGATGTGCCTTATGAAACAGTAAGAAAACGGTTCTACCGCCACCAACAGAAGATGGCGGAGGGTCAGGAAGAATATACTCCTACAGTAGAAGATTACGGTGATTACTACACCGTAACCTCTTTTAAGCGTTCAATTAAGGTCAGCAAACAAACACTTAGAGAGATAAAACAGCTTTATTGTGACGTAAATCCCTTGACCATCAATCAGATATGCAGGAAATTAAACATTCAACGAAGAGATTTTTACCTCATAAAGACAGCTTTTAGTATAACTCATGACGATGTTCCATATATAGACGAAGACTTGGACAGCCCTATAGAACATTTGGTGAATGATACCTTGGAAAGACGCAAAGAAAAGTATTTTACAATGCTACAACTGGAGGAAGTCAAGCGGTTAAGGGCAGAAATCAACAAATATAGGGCAAAAGAATATTATATTGAACTCATTCATGATATCGTCACTGAGTTTTTTGAGGATTTCACTCCCCGATACAAGGGTCCTGTTATACCTCCACGCTTTGTTGAGAACGGGTACATGTTGGAAGTTCCTATTGTTGATTTACACCTGGGTAAATTGGCTTGGGCAGGTGAAACAGGCAATAACTATGACCATAAGATAGCTGAAGAGTGCTTCATGTACATAATAAATGACACTGTAAGTCGTGTAAGAGACAGAAATATTGAAAAAATCCTTTTTCCTGTAGGGAATGATTTCTTCAATTTTGACACAATCGAGGGGGCTACTACCGCAGGAACACTTCAAAATAACGACTTAAGGTGGCAAAAACTCTTCACAAAAGGTCTTGAGTTGCTTATTAGAGGCATTGATCTCTTAAGCACTATAGCCCCTGTCCATGTGATTAATGTGCCTGGAAACCACGATAAGATGACAAGCTACTACGCTGTTGTATGCCTTAGTTGTTGGTATAAAGATTCACAGCATGTCTATGTGGATACAAGCCCGCTATCGAGGAAGTATGTTGAGTTCGGTAAGTGTCTTATCGGGTATACCCACATGGATAAGGAAAAGAAGAGGATCGAGGGTAACATGCAGTATGAGGCAGCCGAGGCATGGGGGCGTACTTTATTCAGAGAATGGCATGGTGCTCATCTCCATTCTGAACATGTCAAAGAGGTAAACGGCATAAAGATCAGGAATCTCTCGTCAGTAACAGGTACTGACGCATGGCATTATGAAAACGGGTATGTTGGTGCACTCCGAACACACCAGTCTTTCTTGTGGGATAAGGAGAGAGGACTGTCAGAAATCTTGTTCACCACCATCGTTAAGTAATAAGTCTTAGTGTCTACCCTAAATAAAAGGATGATTGTATGGGAATGTTGGATAATTTAAGGTTAAATTTCATACAAAGATTTGCGAGAAGCACCAGAAGTAATGATGCTTCCAGTCCACCTACCCCTGAATTAGGTGGTGGAAGCAGGATCAGTAGAGTATCTGCTGCTACACATGAAATCGGTGGTGGGCTTGGTGGTGCTTTACCTCGGAGGTCAAAGAGAGAACTTGCTTTAAATGATAGGACTTTAAATAGTTCTTCTTTGTTTGACCTTATTGATATTTTAATGGATGCTCATCCTGATATATCTTATGCTTTGTGGAACTTCGTGCGGTTGGGTAACAGTGGTTATTATTACACTGTTAAGAAGCTTGATAGCAATGAAGAGTATCCTGAAGCAATAGAAGATATTGAACTCTTATTTAAGAGATTGAAAACGCCCAACATGGTTGGTTTTGAGAGGTCAAAGAGTTTGGATAAGCTCATTGACCAAATGTTTTTATCAGCAGTTACGAGAGGGGCTATTTCAGGGGAGCTTTTGTTAACACCTGATAAAAAAGACGTTGCCCGTTTTGTTTTAGTTGACCCCGCTACCGTTGAATTTCAAATTGTTGACGGAAGATATATACCATTTCAGGACAACGGGCGCATAAATCTTGACATCCCTACTTTCTTCTATGATGGAATTGACGAAAAAATAGACGACCCTTACGGCAGATCTCCCATTTTAGGGGCTTTAAACATAGTTTTGTTCCAGATGCAAGTTCTTAATGACCTTAAAGCAGTCGTTCACAACCAAGGGTATCCAAGGTTGGATTTGACTATAGTTGAAGAAGTTTTGCTTAAGCGTATGCCTATTGCTATTCGTAATAATGACGAAAAGAAGGAAAAATGGCTGAGAGACAGGCTTAATGAGATTATTGCAATGTACAGCAAGCTGAATCCTGATGATGTGTTTGTCCATTTCGACA